ATAGTGATTTGCCGAAGCGGGTCGCGCCTGACGGCGCCGGCCTCCGCCCAGAATCCGCAGGTCGCGGCCCGGACGCGGGCGCGATAAGGGGCGGCGTCACATCCAGAGATTCGGCGCGGAATGTGGCCGGTGATCGACCACAGGGGGCGGGGCCTACGGCTTCGCCCCCGATCGATCCGGTACTTACCGAATCGGGAAGTACTTACCGAATCGGGAAGTACTTACCGAATCGGGAAGTACTTACTAAATCGGGAAGTACTGCGAAAATCGGCAATATTGGCGCGGGTTCGGTCGCGGAATTGCGCGATGCCGCGGCGCCGGGCGTTTCCCCCCCTTGTACCCCCCCTAAGGTCATGAGTCATGTTAATAGCATGAGTCATGAGCTGTTGCAGGGATTGTCATGGGAGAAGCGCTTCAATACGAGCGCGGGTCTGGTGAGCGAGCGTGAGCTAGTGGAGGAGCTGCTGCGGGTGGCGCCGGAGTTCGATGGGACGAAGTTGAAGGGGCTGCGGCGGCGGATCCACGAGGACCCGTATCTGTTGTGGAGCTTGATCCAAGAGGCGCCGCAGCGGTTTGATGTGAAAAATAAGGCGGGGTGGATCAATCGCTCGTATATGCGCGAGAAGGGCTTGGGTAGGTTCGCGTAGGATGGTGTAGGAGGGCTTAGGTTGGCACGGGCGTTGCTAGTTGGAGGATGCCTGAACGCAATCGAGACATCAGCGCGGCTCAGTACGAGGCAAGATGTCGAGGCGGCGATCGCGGAATTGGCCGGGGTTCGAAACGACTTGTCGATAACGGCCGCTCACCTGAACGATCTCATCTCGAAGGCGCGCGCGCATCACGAGCCGATTATCAATTCATTGCTGGCGCGAAGTGCGGAGCTGGAGAAACGAATTGAGCGATGGGCTGGGGATCATCGATTGGAATTCGGCGATCGAAAGTCGATGGAATTCAGCCAGGCGGTGGTGGGATTTCGCATGGCGCCGGCGTCAGTGAAATTTCTGGAGGGATGGGACTTCGCCCGAGTGATTGATGCTGCGAAAAAGAAGTTCAAGAGGTTTGTGCGAATCAAAAGTGACTTAGATCGGCAGCGGATTTTGTCGGATTACAGGAAGGACACGCCGGCCGTGACGGATTCGGAGTTGAAGACGATTGGGGTCGCGATATGGCGCGAGGAGAAGTTTTTCGTGGAGATAAAGGCGGAGCATTCATGAAACCAAATGAGGAATGCGTCTATGACCATGATGGAAGAGCGATCCCGAGCGAGGACTTCGATTACGAGGCGATCGACAGAAATGTTTTCGGAGCTGATGAAATAGAAAATTTTAGAGGCATGCCCGCGGAGTCGATCGACCTGGCCCTCAAGTTACATCGAGTCATGCTGGAATGGATATTCCAGGACGGCATGAAGAATCCGGAGGGAATCAAGATAAGGGCGATTTTGGCCTGTTGGATTTGGCTGCCGTATCTGGAGCCACTGACGCTGACGGAGTTAGCGACTGGATTCGGCAAGCAAAAGCAAAGTTTCGGTCGCTGGGTGGATGATTTCAAACGGCACTTTTCATTTATCACGCCGAACATGCGACCAATTTAATGAACGCGCTTGAGCTCCCGTCGTTGGCCAGAAAAATAATCAGTCGAGAAGAAACGATAAAGGCGCTCGAGCGCCACACGGCAGATCAGGCCGCGGCCTGGCTGCGGGAAATTATTCTGCAGGGGCAAGATCTCATTCGCGCCAGAAGCAAGTGCAAGCATGGTGATTGGCAAGATTGGTTGGCCGCGAATTGTCCTGAGACAAGCTATATAAAGGCGACGAGGTATATGCGCGTCGCCGCAAATGCACAGCGCTTTAAGGATTTGAGCAGCGCTCGAAGCCTGCGCCAAGCTTTGGCCTTATGCGATGAAGATAATCAGGATGGGCACTCCGCTCGATCGATACGTCGATGGCCCATCTATCTCGAGGCGATCAGCAGGGTGGCCAAGTTCGTGGGATATGTGGAGCGATGCCCAATCAAAGAATGGCCAGAGCAAGGAGTCGAGAAACTTCGCAAGGAGCTACTGCCAGTAGCATCGGAGCTTTGGCCATCCCGATTCATCGACAACGGGTCCTTCCCGTCGGGTTCAGAAAACAGGTGACCATGTTGGCGGGAGAGGCCAGGGATAGAGGGGCTAAAGTGATTTCAGTTTCAATTTCGGCTGATCGCTCGAACAGATTCAGAGAGCAATGATCTGCTAGTATTTGTGACGATCGGCAGCGATATGGAAGCAACAGCAGAGGGAGGCGCTGGAGTTCATCGGCCTCCGAGGCGGGTCTGCGGATTGAAAATCTCGCCAAACACCGAAATCGGCTGTCGATGAACGGGTGCTGCTTTGATGACGTGGCGGCATAGTTGATGGCTGACAGGACTCACGGATCGGCGGCATCGGCAGTTGGCCAAGGATGGATATTTTCCGCCGCCGGAGCGCGGGCAGTACCAGCTCGCGCCGACGCTGCGGGGGCTTTTCAAGTTTTATCGCGAGGTCCGGCAGAAGGATACGGGCAACCTGGCGGCGGAGCGATTGCGGAAGCTGAAGGAGGAGGCGGACAAGATCGCATTGGAGAATGAGAAGACACGCGGGGCGCTGGTCGAGATCGAAGCGGTTTACAAACATTTCGAGGGGATATTCGTCAGTTTCCGCGCGCGGGTCCTGGCTTCGGGGCTGACCGATGAAGAAAAAGACGAAGTGCTCAAGGATCTGCGGCGACTCAAGGCTCGAGACGTTTCAAAACCAAGAAGCGTTGCAGCAGATTCAAAGCAGGCTGTCGTCAATCCTGACGCCTCCGCCGAGGTATAACGTTCGGGAGTGGGCGGACGATCGGCGTTATCTATCGCCGGAATCCTGCAGCCAGCCGGGAAAGTATCGCAGCTCGGCGGCGCCGTTTCAGCGCGGGCCGATGGAGGATGCGACGGACGCGGCCGTGGAGTCGGTCACGATGATGTGCGCTTCCCAGCTCATCAAGACGACGGTACTGGAGAATATCATCGGTTACTTCATGGACGTTGATCCGGCGCCGATTCTTTTGGTGCAGCCGACGGACGTCCTGGCGGGCTCGTTTTCCAAGGAACGGCTGGCGCCGATGATCCGGGACACGCCGGCGCTGCGCGAGAAGGTGAAGGAGGTCCGGACGCGCGACAGCGGCAATACGATCCTGATGAAGTCGTTTCCCGGCGGGAATATTGCGCTGGTGGGAGCGAACGCGCCGGCGGGCTTAGCTGGGAGGCCGCGGCGGGTGGTGGTTGAGGATGAAATCGATCGCTTTCCGGCGAGCGCCGGCACTGAGGGCGATCCGTGCTCGCTGGCGGAGAGGAGGACGGAGACGTTCTGGAACGCGGTGATTTACCGGACGTCGACGCCGACGGTGAAAGGGCTTTCGAGGATCGAGAAGGCATTTGAGCTCACTGATAAGAGGAGATGGTTCTGTCCATGCCCGAAGTGCGGCGAGTTTCAAACGCTGAAATGGAGCCAGGTGAAATGGGGCGAGGAGCCTGGGGACGGGAGCGATGCGATTTATGAGTGTGAGAAGTGCAAGGCGGAGCTCAGCGATGGCGAGCGGCGGAAAATGGTGCTGGCAGGGGAGTGGAGAGCGACGGCGCCGTTCAGGGGGAAGCGCGGCTATCATTTGAATGGGCTGGCGTCGCCGTGGAAGGCGAAGCGTGGCTTCAAATCGCGACTGCACCAGACCGTGGCCGGATTCCTGGAAGCAAAGGCCGGCGGCCGCGAGACGCTGAAGGCGTGGACGAACACTTTTTTGGCGGAGACCTGGGAGGAAGAGGTTGAGAGGATCGAATCGGCGCCGTTATTGGAGCGATGCGAAAAGTATGGGGAGAATGGGATCCCTGAAGAAATCATTTTGCTGGTCGCCGGCGCGGACGTGCAGAAGAACCGCGTGGAGGTGGAGATCGTCGGGGTTGGATTGCAGGACGAGACGTGGGGGATCGAGTATCGAGTGGTCGAGGGTGACACGGAGCAGGATGATGTCTGGCAGGACCTGGCGGAGCTGCTAAGCAAAAAATATACGCGGGCAGACGGCGTGGAGCTGGCGATCTCGGCGACAGCAATTGATTGCCGGCATAAGCCGCAAAAGGTGCGGCAATTCGCGCAGCGGGCGGGGATCGCGCGGGTTTACCCGGTTTACGGGATAGGGAGGGAGCAGCCGGTCCTGGTGACGGGACGATTCAACAAGCATTACCGGCTGAGAACGTTCGCGATCGCGACCAAGAACGCCAAGGATACGCTGTTCGCCAGGCTGCGGATCGAGGAGCCGGGCCCGAGGTATATGCATTTCCCAACCGGGAACGGTTATACGCGGGAATATTTCGAGATGCTGACGGCGGAAGTGCTGAGGACCAGCTACTCTCATGGCATCCCCACGCAGGGCTACGAGAAAATTCGCGACCGCAATGAAGCCCTGGACATTCGCGTCTATCAGCTCGGGGCGCTGGATATTTTGCGGCCGAATTTGACGGCGATCGCGAAGCGGCTGCTGGAAAGCAGAAAAACGGAGCTGCCGAAGGATTATGTGCTCAAGGAGATCCCGCCGGACCCGGCGCCGCCGCCAGCACAGAAGGCCAAACCGTT